GATGCATATTCTTTACCGATTTCTGCATCAGCAGCTGTTGGAGCATTAATTCCTTCAGTAACATTTGTAACCGCATCTGCAACACAATATGGTGGTATTGATTTGGATTTCAATACTGATAACACAATCTACTTAAAACCAATTCCAACCGGAGCAGGTGTAGGTTCAAATTCAGTATTTGGATTGGATAATGTAAACGGAGGTTCATTGGAATTGACTGGTTCAGTTTCAACTGATGTAGCTAAAAGAAGTTTTGTTGTGGCATTCCAAAATGGTTTCGATGGTATGAGCCCGGCAACTCCAATATATAAAGGTTCTGATATCGTTGCAACCAATACACAAGGTTTCGATTTATCAACACCAACTGCAAGTGGTTCAGTAGCATACGGAAAACATATATCAGCATTATCAAACGCTGATGAATATGATATCAATATGATTGTAACTCCTGGTGTAATTAAAAACTTACACTCTGACGTTGTAGATAGTATAATTGATATGATTGAACAAAGAAGTGATTGTTTCTACATAGTAGATAGTAGTGCAGTTGATGCAAGTGTAACTGATGTAGTTGCAGAAGCAGACACAGTAGATACTAACTACGCAGCAACTTACTACCCTTGGGTTAAAACAATTGATGTTAATACTAATAAATTAATTTCAGTTCCACCATCAGTATTATTACCTGGCGTATTCGCATCTAACGATAGAGTAGCAGCAGAATGGTTCGCACCAGCAGGTTTGAATAGAGGTGGTTTAATAGGAGCAGTTAGTGTATTGAACAGATTAACACAATCTGAAAAAGATACTCTATATGAAGGAAAAGTAAACCCAATCGTTCAGTTCCCAGGACAAGGTATCGTAGTATTCGGACAGAAAACATTACAAGATAAACCATCTGCATTAGATAGAATCAATGTAAGAAGATTATTATTGACTGTTAGAAAGTACATCGCATCTACATCAAGATATTTAGTATTCGAACAAAACACAGCAGAAACAAGAAATAGATTTTTAAATATTGTTAACCCTTATTTAGAATCAATCCAACAAAGACAAGGATTATATTCTTTCAGAGTAGTAATGGATGATACTAATAACACACCGGATGTAATTGATAGAAACATTTTAGCAGGAGCTATCTACTTACAACCAACTAAAACGGCTGAATTCATTCAAATTGATTTCAACATTTTACCAACTGGTGCAAGTTTTAACGCATAATTTAAAAAACAAATATTTATAATAGAACAATAAAAATAAAAGAAAATGCCAGATATTTTAACCTTTGATAAGATGTTTTATAAGAATTTCGAACCAAAACTTGGTAACAGATTCATTATGGAAATCAATGGTATCGAATCATACATCATCAAAACAGCAAATAGACCGACTTTCACATCAGAAGTAGTTGAATTAGACCACATCAATGTAAAAAGAAAGATTAAAGGAAAATCAACGTGGGATGACGTAAACATCACTCTATATGACCCAATCGTTCCATCAGGAGCACAGCAAGTTATGGAGTGGGTAAGACAATCACACGAATCATTAACGGGTAGAGATGGATATTCTGCTTTCTATAAGAAAGATATCACTTTCTTCTTATTAGGACCAGTAGGTGATAAAATTGAACAATGGACTCTTAAAGGAGCATTTATCACATCAGCGAACTTTGGTGAGTTGGATTGGGCTTCAAACGACCCAGTATCAATCGAATTAACTTTGGCATATGATTACGCGATTTTAGAATACTAATAACATTCAAAATTATAGAATTAAAGGGAGACAGAAATGTTCTCCCTTTTTTCATTTTTTCAAAAACATAATATATATAATAAACACATTAGTTATATTATGGAACAAAACATTGAACAGCAAGTTACTAGAGGATTAGGAACAACACCTACCTCACAATCACCAAAATCATATCCGTTTCCAACGGAAGTTATAGCACTACCATCAAAAGGATTATGTTATCCTGAGAGTAACCCATTATCATCGGGTGAAATAGTTGTAAAATTAATGACTGCAAAAGAAGAAGATATTTTAACTTCTACAAACCTAATTAGAAAAGGACTTGTATTAGATAAATTATTAGAATCAGTTATAGTTGATACTGCTATTAATATAAATGATTTAATTATTGGTGATAAAAACGCTATTCTTATTTCGTCTAGAATATTAGCATTCGGACCTGAATACGCAGTTACAATCAATGACCCTAATGAAAACGAACCAGTTGAAGTAAAGGTTGATATGAGTCAATTAAAGATTAAAGAAATAGATGAATCAAAGTTAAATAGAAATAACGAATACGAATTCACCCTTCCTAAAACTAAAACTCCAATCAAATTTAAGATAATGACTCACGGAGATGAGATTGCAGTAAATAAAGATATTGAAGCAAGTGAGAAGATATCTAAACAAGGAAACGATATACAAGCTAGATATAGAAGATTAATAACAGAAATCAATGGTAATAGAGAAGTTGGTTATATAAGTAATTATGTAGCGAATCAATTATTAGCAGCTGATTCGAAGGCACTTAGAAAACACATTTCTGAAATGTCACCGGATGTTGATTTGAGTTTTGATTATACTTCACCTTTTACTGGCGAAACGGAGGCGCTAAGAGTCCCATTAGGGATTAACTTTTTTTACCCTGCCGACTAATTATAGTACTTTTTTACATAAAAAAATATTTAGTATGGTTTATTCGTCTAATGGAGGTTTCAATTGGTCGGACGTATACTTTATGCCGATTAAATTGAGAGATTTTTATTGGAATGAACTTATACAATCAAAAGAAGCCGAAGCAGAAGCAATGAAATCTGCATCAAAAGGGGTTAGTTCTACTGCAAGACGTAGATAAACAAATTAATCTTATATTTATATAAGAATACAAAAATAAAGATATGTCAAAACTTTTAATCGAAGCAAATATATTCCAAAAATTAATGAATTTATTTTTCAAAGCCAAATCAAATGGCAATGAAGACCAATTTATTTCTAAAATTCAATACGATAATCCAGAATTAGCAGATGCATTCGGTGAATTGGATAAAGCTATTATAAGAAATTCATTAAATACAAAAAGTATCCTATCAAAAAGAGGAGTAGATACAACTGAAATAGACAATTTTCTTAAGAAGTATTATAACAAATTATAACTCTTTATAAGTGGCGGATAAGAAACCAAAAAAACTAGCCGATTTAAGAGACCAGAAACAAGACCTTCAAAGTCAAGATGTTTCTGGACTAACTAATGCTGCCTTTGCCAAAAGAATTAAGGAAGAAAAGCAAATAAACGACTTAATTGACCAAAGAGTTAAGAAGAATAAAGCCGTTATAAAAGATGCAGAAGAATATCTAGATACATTAGAAAGTATAGGAGGCCAGGTTGGTAAAAATAGTAAATTATATCAAGAGTTTGAAAAGAAACAAGGAGATGTAAAAAATACATTATCAGGAATTACTACAATTCTTTCAAAAACAAACACGTTAACAAAGGAACAAGTTGATGATGCAGAGGAAGCTGCAGCAGCGTATAAAAAAGGAACACTTAATATACAAAGTGCATTTGCTGCTCTTGTAAAAAATAAAGATGCAAATATTGACATTGAAAAGGTTGTAGAAAGTCAAATTAAATCTCAAAAAGCATTCGCAGATACTATAAAAGATACTACTGGTGATGCAGCGGACTTAAAGAAGGTGTTTGATTCAAACGTAGATACGTTAGAAAAAATGAAGGAAGCCATGAAAGCCGCTGCGAAGGACATGAAAGCAATGAATAAGGCCGGCGAGATGTTAAATAATACTCCTTTGGGTGGAATGATAAATCAGGGACTAGGCATAACCAAATCATTGGGTATAACAAAACAAGGTAATTTGGGTGATGTGACTAGTAATTTAGTGGGCAAAAGAGGTGCTGCAGCAGCAGGTGGTAAAGCAGCCGGTGGGTTAATGAGTGGTATTGGTGCAATTGCAAGATTCGCAGGGCCAGCAGCATTAATAGCAGGTGCAGCGTATGGTATATTCAAATGGGTTGATGGCGGTGGCCCTCAAAAACTATCAGCTGGATTTAAAATGCTTGGTGGTGATAAAATGATGGATGAAAAATCTATTAACGATAAAGCAGCATCGTTAGAAGGAACCGAAGAATTCAGAAAGATAAATGCCAAGTATAATTACATAAAACCACTGGAGGAAAGGCAAACACGAGAAAAAGAATATTTTGATTGGCAAAAGAGTAATACGGTTCAAATGGTTGATTATGGTAATCAATTGGTTAAAGATGAATTGAATTTTCAAATTGGACTTAAAAAAGATGCAATTAATTTTGGATTTCAACAGGCAATGCAAACAATGGAAGCAGAGGCTGCAAGACGTAAGTCATTGTTTTTGACCGGAATGGCCATGTATAAAAAATCATTGATAGTTTCTGAAAGAGCGTTACAGGCCATTGGCTCGTCAACTGAGGCAGTATTTGAAAGTATTAAAGATATTGGATTAGCATTAGGTGTATCATTATCCGAACAGATAAAGATGGCAACATCTGCAGCTGGTTTGGCCAAATTATATGGGTCAAGCGGTGAAGATGTTTTAAAAATGAGCAAAAACTTCCGTTTAATGGACAAATCATCGGCTAAAGTTGCATTTAATAATGTTGCGGGTGTAGCTGAATTTGCAAAAATGAATGATATGTCTCCTGCACAATTATTTAAACAAATGGCAGATGCATCGGAAGAAGTTATGAAGTATAGTAATATGACGACTTCACAATATGCAAGTCAAGCAGTATTATTATCCAATATGAATACCTCTATGAAGGATATGGCAACTGCATCAGGAACAATGGTACTTAATTATAAAGATAGTATCAAATCCGAAATGAGTTTATCAGCAATGTTAGGTAAAAATGTAAATCTATCAGAAGTTAGAGCAAGATTGATGTCAGGAGATATGGCAGGTGGAGCAACCGCATTGAAATCTGCATTAGGTGGAATGGATATTGGTTCAATGAATGCATTTCAAAAGCAAGAATTATCAAAAGCCACCGGAATGGGTGTTGAACAATTAATGGAATTGACTCAATCAAAAGGTGGTGATGTTAAAGGAACATTGGCTGAAAAAGCCGGATTGAAAACAGGTGCAGATATTGCAAAGGGTGCACTGGATATGGATGTTTCATTGGCAGGACAAAGATTAGGAATGGAACAAGCTCAAAGAGCAGAAATGTTGAAATTTGAGCAAAGAGAAAGACTGATTATGATGCAACTTGAACAGGCCCAAAAATTAAAGATGTTGGAAGTTGAAGCATATTTTAGAGTTAAGTTCACTAAAGAAATGGAACAGAGTCATGAAAAGCAAATGGCAGCTGCCAAACACTTAGAAGAAATGGGTTCGGGTTATATGATGGGTGGTGGTAAAAATTTAACTGACCAAGCTTTTAAGGGACTAGAAGGAACTGTTGCAGCAACAAAGGGACAAGAGTTGCAAACGTTGATTGGTAATATGGTAAAAGAAAAAAGAGTTGATAGTAGTGACATGCGATTAGCACAATATTATACTAAACAATTTGATTTAACAGATACATTAAAAGACCACCCAAAAGAACTTGCCGAAGAATTGGAAAAAACTTACAAAAGTATATTTCAGAAAGAAACATTTAATAGAGATTTAGATGTAAGAGCTGCACAAATTCAAGCAAAAATTGACGAAAAGCAGGCCGTAGCAAATCAATGGAAGGGTGCTCGTGAAGGTTTCTGGGGATATGTAACGGAATGGACGACTGACATTGAACAAGACCAAGCTAAAGCAGAAGCCGAAATAAGTGAACTTATAAAACAAAAAAATGCAGTATATACCAATGCAGGAGCTCCACCTCCAACGTCGCAGGGGCCATTGTTCAATCCAGCTAATTTATTCGGCCAATCTCCAAATTTTGGATTCCAACCGAATCTATTAACACCGAATACATTCACAAGTGGTACCCCAACAATAGCACCACCCCCACCTGTTCCTGTTCCAGTACCACCACCGGCAGCAGCTACGAATTTTGGAGATATCGGTAAGATATTAGAAAGAATAGCATTTTCATCTAATGAACTTGTAAAAAATGGGAATAAACTTTTTGATACTACGAATAAAGCAATAATAAATGGAAATACAATAATAGGGCAAATTGATAAAGTAGTAACATGGATAGACACTAGCCACCAAAATAATTTTGTTAAAATGAATTCCGAATTGGGACAAATTAAAACAATCAACACAAATGGTTATACCGAAATATTAAAAAGAGCCGATGCAACCAATCAATTATTAGATACATTAATTGGAGCAACTGCAGACGCCGCAGCAAAACCAATTCAGATAAGTGGCAAACGAATTAATGATGTTATGACAACCGTAAAAACTAGAACATACGCTTTAACTGGTGCATAATATAATACATAAATTTGTATTAAAGATATTTATATAAAAGACCTTTATCAATGCCAACAATTCAAGATTTATTTAAAAAT